GGACTTCGGTGTCTTCCACGGCATCAACCCGACCGGCGGCGCCGGCGTCGCGGCGATGACGCAGAAGCTGTCGGCGACGGCGATCCGCGTCGAGGTCGCGGCCGCAGGCAAGCCGTACTCGTACATCGATGCGGCGGACGCACTCGTCCTGGCGGGCTCCTACGTGCCGAGCGACATCGCGCTCGACCCGGCGTTGGCAGGCAAGTTCGCGACGGCCCGCGCAGTCCAGACCGAGCAGCGGCTCTACCCGAACTTCAAGCTCACGACTGCGGTCTCGGAGCTGGAGAACCACCGGGCGTCGGTTTCCCGCACGGTCGGGGCCGTCAGCGTTGCCGCGGCCCCCACCAACATCCAGGGCTTCGTTGGGGACTTCTCGGCGATCCGCTGGGGCATCCAGCGGGCGATCGGCCTCGAGATGATCGAGTACGGCGACCCCGACGGCGGCGGCGACCTCAAGCGGAACAACCAGGTCGCGTTCCGCGCGGAGGTCATCTACGGCTGGGGCATCGCGACGCTCGACGCGTTCGCGGTCCTCGAGAACGCGGCGGCCGACTGATGGGCCTGGCGGAGAAGGACACCGACGTGCTCGACCAGACGCAGACGCGCCTCGTCCACGCGAATGGTGGCACTGCCGTCGTACCGGCGCACAAGGTGGCCAAGCTGCTCGTGCTCGGCTTCACCCGCGAGGCCCAGGCCAGCTCGACCGGCCTGGCCGCGTTGTCGCTCGCCGCGCTCAAGGCCGAGGCCGAGACGCGCGGGCTGCCCACCTCGGGCCGCAAGGCCGACCTCGTCGGCCGGATCGAGGCGCACGACGCAGAACTCGACGCGGTGGACGAGGACGACGACGAGGGCGACTTGGACGACGAGGACGACGACCTCGACGACCAGGACGGCGAGTAGGTAGGAGGCGGCGCGGATGGGCCAGTTCATCGAACCGGGAGATCTCGCACCGTTCGCGGAGATCGACGCGGCGAAGGCCGGCGCGATGATCGCGGACGCCGAGGCGATGTCAATCCTCGCCGCCCCCCGCCTGCCCGGACTCAAGACCGCCCCGGAGGGCGAGACCCCCGAGGCTCGCGCGGCCAGGGAAGCGAAGCTCGCCGCGCTCAAGGCGATCCTGCGCGGCGCGCTGCTGCGCTGGGACGAGGCCGGGACAGGTGCCTTGTCGGCTCGCCAGGAGACGTTCGGGCCGTTCGGTCAGTCCGAGACGATCGACACCCGCCAGAAGCGCAGGGCGATGTTCTGGCCCTCGGAGATCGAGCAGCTGCAGGAGCTCTGTGCGACAGGGGAGAAGGGCAAGGCGTTCGTCGTCGACACCGTCCCCGGGGCGTCGCCACACCTGCCCGGGTGTTCGCTCGTGCTTGGCGCGACGTTCTGCTCGTGCGGCGTCGCCCTCGCCGGCAGCCCCATCTTCGGCGGGGGTGCACCGTGACGTTTCTCGGAGAGGTCGCGGTCCGCCGCCGACGTACCCAGACCGGGTCTGACGCGGCGAACCGCCCGCTTTGGTCCTGGGTTGACGTCACACTCAACGCGCGGTGCGCACTCGACCCCGGCGGATCCCGCGAGCCCGCCGAGGTTGGCCGCGCCCAGGTCGTCACGACGCCGAAGGCGTACTTCGTTGAGCAGGTCGACGTGCTCGCCGGCGACCGGCTCGTGATCCGCGGCCGCGAGTGGGCCGTGCAGGGCGACCCCGCCCAGTGGGTCAGCCCGTTCCGCACCAACGTCGGCGGCACTGTCGTCGAACTGCTCGCTTCCACCGAGGAGGGCTGATCGATGGCGTCCGTGCGCGTCGGCAAGATCAAGCTCGACCCCAAGGGCCTCGAGGAGATGCTGTCCACCGACCGCGAGATCCGCAAGGCCGTCCGAGCCGAGGGCGAGCGGGTCGCCGCTCGCGCCCGTGCGACCGCGCCCGACGACCACAGCTCGACCGGCGACGCGTACCGCAAGTCGATCCGTGTCGACGAGTCCGTCACCACGGGCATGCGCATCAACCGGATCGAGGTCCGCGTGACCGCACCTGTCCCGTGGGCGGACGCGATTGAGGCCAAGCACGGCACGCTCGCCCGCGCTCTGGGGAGGTGACCGCATGGGGCCGGTCGGCATCATCTGGCCCGACGTCGAGGCCATCACCACCACCTACCTCACGACGGCGCTCGCGGCCCGCGACGAACCGCACACCGCCGGCGTCCACGTCGGCGCGACCAAGCTCCCTGGCAAGACCCGACAGGTGATCGTGCGCGACGACGGCGGCGACCCCATCGGTGACATCCGCGCCACCGCCCGCCTCGGCGTCAACGTGTGGGCACCCACCGAGGACGAGGCCGCGGCGCTCGCGGCTCTCGTGACAGCGCTGCTCAACGCGTGGCCCGACGGCAAGCCGGTGCTCCGCGTGAACGCGCGGCGAGCCTTCCCGGTCGCCGACAAGGCGGCCCCGTTGCGGTACCTGACGGCCGAGCTCGTGGTGCGTGGCACCACCCTCTGAGACCTCCGGCGCACGCCGAGGACAACCCCTTTCGCCTGATCTGCGGCAGGCGTCCAACCCTCACGGAAGGACGAGCAGACCATGCTCAACGCATCCAACGTGCGCCAGGCGATCGCCGGAGCCGTGTACTTCGACAAGACCGGCGCCGCCGCGGCGCCGACCGGCACCGCCTCGGACACCACCGGGTACGACGACCTCGGGTACGTCTCCGACTCCGGCGTCACCCTCACGATGCCGGGCGGCGGCGACTCGACGCCGATCAAGGCGTGGCAGAACGGCGCGACAGTGCGGATCATCCGCACCCCGTCCGAGGACCAGCCGGAGCTCTCGCTGACCCTCATCGAGACCAAGGTCGAGGTCATCGAGGCCGTGTTCGGCGTGACGGTCGAGCAGGGCGAGACCGAGGGTTCGTTCGTTATCAACACGAACGCCACCCGGGACCACGCCCGCCTCATCTTCGACGTCATCGACGGTGACGAGCTGATCCGCATCTACGCCCCGAAGGCCATCGTCACCGAGGTCGGCGAGATGGCGTTCACCAACGGCGACCCGATCGGGTACGAGGTCACGATCGCCTGCGAGTACGACGACGACCTCAAGGGCCAGGCGAAGGTCTGGTCGACGGCGCTCAAGACCAGCGCCTGACGCCCCCACGAACCCCACCGGGTCCGGCTCCCGCAGAGGCCGGACCCGGTGGTCACCATGCCATCTGCGGACCATCTGCGGAAGGAAGCATCATGCCCACACGCACCACCGAGCACGGCCGCGAGTACAAGGTCGACGGCAAGTACCTCGTCTGGACGACGGACGCGTGGGAGGACGAGAAGTCGTCCACGATCCGGCTGCCCCTGCGCATCAAGCTCGGCGCGATCGTGAAGATCGCCGAGTCAGGCGACCTGAACAACAACGCCACGCAGCTCGAGATCCTCCTCGCTGTCGTCCCGATGGCCCGCGAGGCGCTCGAGGACATGGACGTCAACGACTTCCGGGCGATGTTCGAGACCTGGCTTACCACGTACAACACCCTGACCGGGACCGGCCTGGGGGAATAGTCGGCCTCGCCTCGTTCCTGGCGAAGCACCGCGGCCCAGCCGAGTACGACTTCCGTGCTCGGCTCGGGCTGCGTCTCGACCAGGTGGGCGGGCGCGCCTGCTCGTGGGGTGAGGCCCGACGTCTGATCGAGGCGCTGGCCGCCGACCCGTCCTCGCACCTGTGCGCATCGGTCAACGGCTGGGCGCACCCCCTCTCGCGCGAGGCCGCGCTGACCGCAGACCTGTTCGACCTGACCGCGCTGGCCCACTCCGGCAAGCGCAAGCCCAAGCCGCACCCGATCCGCCCGTGGACCGCGCGGAAGAAGGAGCGGTACGGCAACGCGGGTGGCCGCACGCCCGACCAGGTGAAGGCGATCCTCAAGCGCGCCCGGCGCGGCATCTGACCCAACCCGAGGGGGTGCTCGATGGCCGTTGTCGGCGGCACCCAGGTCGGGGTGATCCCCTCCGCGAAGGGGTTCGGCAAGGAGCTCAACAGCCAGGTCGGATCCGAGGTCAAGTCCTCGGGCATCGGCGCCACCCTCGGCAAGGGCATGGCCATCGCCGGGAAGGCGGCCGTGGCCGGTCTCGCTGTCGTCGGCGCCGGCGCCGTCGTCCTGGCCAAGCAGGTCGTCGGCGCGTTCGGCGAACTGGAGCAGAGCCTCGGCGGCGCCGAGGCCGTGTTCGGGCAGTATGCCGACACCATCAAGTCCAGGGGCGTGGACGCGTACAAGTCGCTCGGCCTGTCTCAGTCCGACTACCTCGCGACCGCGAACAAGATGGGCGCGCTCTTCCAGGGGTCGGGGATCGAGCAGCAGAAGTCGCTCGAGCTGACCTCTGGGGCGATGCAGCGGGCCGCGGACATGGCCTCGGTCATGGGCATCGACATGTCGATGGCGATGGAGTCCGTGGCGGGGGCCGCCAAGGGCAACTTCACCATGATGGACAACCTCGGTGTCGCCATGAACGCGACCACGATCGAGGCCTACGCCCTGGAGAAGGGCATCAACTTCAAGTGGAACACCGCCAGCCAGGCCGAGAAGACCGAGATGGCCATGGCGATGTTCTTCGACAAGACGTCGCAGTACGCCGGCAACTTCGAGCGTGAGGCGACGCAGACCATCTCGGGCGCGTTCGGTCTGCTCACGGCGTCGTGGTCATCGCTGACGGCGGGCCTCGGTGACGCGAACGCCGACGTCGGCAAGCTGACGTCGAACGTCATCGACGCATTCGGCGCGGTCGTCGAGAACGTCGGCCCCGTCCTGGAAACTCTTGCAGACAACATCCCCGGCGTGCTGTCGCAGCTCGTGTCCGAGGTCGCGAGCATCGTCCCGCAGGTCCTGACCCTCGGCGCGTCGCTCATCAGCGGCCTCGTGTCCGGCCTGGTGTCGGCGGCCCCGAAGATGGCGTCCGCAGCCATGCCGATCATCACACAGTTCGTCTTGTCGCTACTGGGGCAGGTGCCCGCCGTCCTGGCTGCGGCGCTGCAGATCATCGTCGCGCTCGCCAACGGGATCACCTCGGCCCTACCCACTCTGCTGCCGCAGGTCGCGAACGTGATCGTACAGATCGTGGGGACGCTGACGGCGAACCTGCCCACCCTGATCACCGCCGCCATCAGCCTGGTCATGGCGCTCGTGCGGGGCCTGATCGAGGCGCTGCCGCTGCTCGTCACCGCCGCACTGGACCTGATCACGGGACTCACGGAAGGGCTCATCTCGGCTCTGCCGGTGCTGATCGAGGCGGCGCCGCAGATCATCGACGCGCTGGTCGAGTTCTTCAACGGGGCCATCCCGCAGATCCTCGAAGCGGGAGTGCAGTTGCTGACCGCGATCATCGACGCGATCCCGCAGATCCTGCCGCCTCTGCTGGGAATGCTCCCGACGATCATTACGACGCTGATCGGCTTCCTGGTCGGCAACATCCCGGTGCTGATCAACGGTGCGGTCCAGCTGCTCAACGCGATCGTGTCCGCGATCCCGATCATCGTCCCGATGGTGGTCCGTGCACTCCCGCAGATCATCAACTCACTGGTCAACGGGGTGGTGCAGGCGGTGCCCGCCCTGCTGCAGGGCGCGATCACCCTGCTGATGGCGCTCGTGCAGGCCATCCCGCAGATCATCCCGCCGCTGGTCGGCGCGATCCCGCAGATCATCTCCTCGCTGGTCGGCGCGATCGTCGGCGCGGTCCCACAACTGCTCTCTGCTGGCGTGGACCTGATGCGCGGGTTCATCAACGGGATCACGTCGATGGCCGGGAACGTCATCAACGCCGTCAAGAACGCGATCACCGACCGGCTGCCTGGGTTCGTGAAGAAGGCCCTGGGCATCCACAGCCCCTCCCGCGTGTTCGCCCAGCTCGGCCGGTTCACCGGCATGGGCTTCGAGGAGGGCCTGACGTCCTCGCTCGAGGACGCCGGCGCGGCGGCACAGTCCACGATCACCTCCCAGATGAAGGGCATCGCCGCGACCGCGTCGGGATCCCTGTCGAACGTCAACTTGGCCGCGGACATGGCCGCGAACGCCGACCGGAACACGGCGGCCGCCGGCCTCCGCGACGTGACGATCAATGTCAGCCTGGACGAGCTGGAAGACCTCGTCCGGCTCGGGGAGTTCGCCCAGAACCTGCGCCGCAAGGTGCGCCAGACGGGAGGGGTGCGCTGATGTCCAGGAGCAACACCGGCGACAGCGGGCGGGCGTACTTCGACCTTGAGGCGCAGGTCGTCTCCGAGTCCGCGTCGCAGATCACGATCCGCGCCGTCGTCTACCTGACGTCGCGCAACGTCGTCGACTCGACCAATGACTGCACGGCGACGACGTCCTGGGGAACCACGCTGCGCAGCGGGGTGCTGGGACTGAACGGGGTC